GCGGCGATGGCGCGGCGGGCGGGGCGGCCCCACCGTTCGGGGCCAGGACGTACTGGCCGAGCCCGACGTCGAGGACCACATCCTCGGGGTCGATCCCGTACTTCTCGGCGAGCCGTCGGTAGGGAGCGAACGAGGTGGCGAACCGCTCGGCGTGAACGGACATCGCCCTGCTGGCCTCGTCCCGGAAGTTCCGGCGAACCTCGGGGGGCAGTTTCTCGCCCTTGAGGGCGCGGTTCCACCACTGCGCAACGTTCTGGGGAACGCTCCCGGAGTTCTGCGCGGTCGCGTACTCGCCCTCTCGGACCGTGGAGCCCGGATCGAGCAGCTTCATGTAGTTGAAGATGAGCGCCATGTCCCCGGCGCCCGTCTCGCTTGTCCGCTTGATCTTCTCGTAGGCCGCCGCGACGGTCTGGGCATCCTTGTACGTCTGCTGCCCGATGATCTCCCGGCGGAGTTCCGCGGCCCTGTCGGACATGGCTTTGCCGCCCTTGTCCGACTCCTTCGACTGATCGATCTCGCGAGCCCGGAGAGCGTCCTCGTACTGCTTCGAGTTCTCGTTCTCCGCCGGAAGGAGCGGAACCTTTAGCGCCTTGCCGCGCGCGATCTGTTCCGCGGTCGGGGGCGTCGTGCCGTGCTCCTCCTTGCGCCCCATGAGTTCGTAAGCCTTTTCCGGCATGGTCCGGTAGGCATCCGCCTCCTCGCCGCTCAGTCCGTACCGGTCGGCGATGTTGACGAGGACGGCGTCGGGGGTCTGTGCGTGTGTCTGACCCGGCTTGAGGATCGTGGGAAGCACCTTGAGCGCCTCCGTGCGCGTCATGCCCGCCGGAGCGCCCCAGTTCGCAGGCGCCGGGGCGAGAGCACGCTTCTTCTCGGCGAACCCCGCCTGCTCCGCCTGCTGCGCCAGCGGGGCGAGGTCGTTCTCTGCCGCCTTCGCATCCCGCATCCCCATCGCTCGAGCGAGGGCCGATGCGGCGTGCTCCAGCGGAGACGACGCGACGAAGGTCCGCCCCACCTCGCGCCCCTGCGGAGTGGGCGTGCCCATGAGGCCCTGGGCCCGCTTCATGCGGGCCTGGATCGCCTGCTGGCGGAGCGGGATGCCGCTCATCGCCGCCGCGATCTGCGCCGCCTCGTCGCTGTCGTCGTAGCCGTAGGGATCCATCGCCTACCCCCTGCGCATCGGCCCCGGGCCCTGCGGAGGACCCATCGCCGCGGCGAGCTGGCCGGCGGCGTCGTCGGTGTCCGGCTGCGGCTCCATCGCCTGCATGCACTTCTCGGCCGTCTCGGGGTCGCACTGACCGGACCCGTTGCAGCACGGGCACTGCACCATCTGCCCGCCGCCCTGCTCCTGCCCGCCGTTCATCATCGCGTCCATGGTCCGCTCCTAGAGGGCAAGTGCGCCGAGAGAGGCGAGCCCGCTCATCTGACTGTTCTTGTTCTGCTGGTTGATCCCGTAGCGCTGGAGATCGCCGCCGTACTGCGCCTGGAGCGCCGCCATGAGGTCCGGCGCCTGCGCGCCCGCGAGTGCCTGACGCCCCATCCCCTCGCCGACGCCCTGAATCGACTGGAGCTGCTGGTAGGGCTGCATCGCCGCAGCGAGCATCTGGGCGTAGGCGGTGTTCCCGGCGCCCGACTGCGCGCCGAGGAGCGCCTGCTGGTAGGCGTCGTTGCTGCCCCGGTTGAACTCGTCCATGGCGGTGTTCCAGCCTGCGTCACCGCGAGAGAAACCCTCGTTGGCAAGCTGCGACTCGCGGGCCGAACGCTCCTGCGCCACACGCGGATCGATGCGGGACGTCTGCATCCGATAGGCGGAATCGATCGCCTGGTCGCGCGCTGCGCCAGCGTCGGGGGTGTTCTGCATCCGACCCATGGCGTTCTGGGCCGCCGCCTGTAGTTCGGGCGACATCGACGTGTTCAGCGTCCAGCGGCCGTCCGGCCCCTGTTCCCACGACGCCCCGCCGAAGGAGCCGTTGACGTCGTTGCGGGAGAGGCGCGACTGCTCACGCGCGGCCCCGGTGAAATCCGGAGTCGCCGGACCGCCGTTCTTGCCTGCCCCGCCCTTCCCGGCCGTGCCGTAGTCGTTCCCACCCTGGAGGGCGGAATACTGGTGCGGCACCTCGGACATACCTCCCGTCGCCACCCCGAGCCCCACGCGCTTCCAGTCAGTGCCGCCCATCACCCACCGTCCTTGCCGAGCCACCGGCAGTCACACCGACGCATCCCGAACCAGACGAGCCCAATGCCCGGGGCCATCCAGTCCTTGCCGTGGAAAAGCTTTCTGAACCCGAGGTGCTCGACGAGGAGGAGCGACGCCCGGTTGTCGTCCTTGACCGGCGCGAACGCCTCGACGCAGCCGAAGCCGTGCGGGTGCGCGTCGAAGACCAGCCGGAAGGCAGGCGCGAGCACGTGCCGCAGCGCCGCCGGATGGTCGAGCGCCACGTGCATCATGCAGGCACCCGGAAAGTGCCGCTCGAGCCCGACCTGGGCGAGGATGCGCCCGGCGTCATTCACTGCCTCGATCACCATCACGAGGGGGTGGAGGTTGATCTGGGCGCGCTCCGCGATCCAGGGGCGGTTCTCGGCGGGGGCTACGCGGACGGTGACGCTCACAGCGCACCCCCCGTGTCCCAGTACGGGATGAACCCGGTGAGGATCGTGCGCGTCGAACTCTCGCCCTTGATCGCGATGGCGCAGATCGACCCGGAGCCCACAAGCCCGTTGACGTTCTGCGTCGGGGAGTAGTCCTCGCCCCAGAGCGCGACGTCCCACACCGCCGTATCCCAGTCGCTCGGGCCGACCGCGGCGCTTGCGGTTGGGGCGTCGGCCTCGGCGAGGTTCCAACCGTACCGAGCCTGCACCGAGTAGGTCGGAGACGCCGTCTCGCTGACGAACGTCGGACGCACCATGTGCAGCCGCTTCACGTTCGGCGTGCCGAGGTCCGAGAAGGCAGTGAGGAGGGAGTAGGTGATCGGCTCGGTGGTGGTCGGGTCGGCGAGGCTGCGGCCGTCGGTGTACCCGTCCATGATCCGGATGGTCCCATCGATCGTGCCGTACCAGACTTTCCCGGCGTAGCTGGCGGCGCAGACGCCCATCTGGAGATCCCGGTACTGGCTCCAGACCCGGGAGTGCAGGGACATGACGAACTGGTCGGAGGGGGCCGCCTCACCGTTCGGGGCGAGGACGATGAGCGTCGCGTCCTCGGGGGACTGAACCATCTGCCACCCGCGGTAACTGGCGCGGGTCAGCATCCACTTGTTCCAGAGGTTCTGGACCTTGGCCGTCACATACTGCGGAGACCCGCCGGCCAGGATCTCGTTCATCGACACGAGCCCGGAGCGCGCCGCGATGAGGAGGTCACCGCCGACATCCGAGGCGATGGCGCGCCCCGCCGGCATGGCGCCGATGTTCCACACGGCTTTGAGGCCGAAGGTCGACGCGGAGGTGGGGTCGGTGCCCTGGTAGGCGAGGACGTCGCCGCCCGAGGAGATCGCCACGAGCATGTCGTCCATGCCGGAGGCGCCGTCACGGGTCCAGTTGTAGAGCCCGACGAGCTCGCCGCCGGACTTGAAGCGGGCGCCGAAGTTTTGCGACGTCGCCGCACCGGAGATGGAATTGAGGCCGAGGAACCAGCCCGACCCCGTCCCGCGCTCCGTGAACCAGAGCCGGTTCTTCCAGGACGCAACGTGAACAAGGTTCGCCGCGCTGACCCCGGTGACGCTCAGGGTTGTCCAGGCCCCGGAGGTCTCGGTGTAGATGTACGCGCCGTTGGTCTCGTCGGTGTAGACGAGGAAGTGCCCAGCGGAGGTCACCATCACCGCGGCGGAGCCGTAGCCGGAGGTCGCGTCCACGGTCCCGAAGGCGACGAGCTGCGTGGGGGTCGCCGAGGACGCGGTCACGTCCCAGATCCCGGTCGAGGTCGTCGCGAACACCTTGTTCGACGCCGACGTCTGCGCGGTGAACGGCATCACCGCGCGGACCGCGCCGCCCGTGAGCCCGGTGCACCACTCCTTGCTGCCGAGCCTCACGCGGAGGCCGTACTCGGCAGGGATGAGGTTGAACCGCAGCAGGCAGTCGCCGTCCGGGAACGCCCCGCCCGCGTTGATCGTGTTGATCGACCCCATCGGCGCCGGCAGGGAGACCGACGACAGGGGCCGAGACGCGGACAGCGCCGAGGCGAGCGGACTGCGCTTGGCGTAGGCGAGCAGGCCCATCAGATCCCCGTCACCGTCTCGGGGAGGTTGTCCGTGTCGATGAACCGGAACCCGGTGGCGCCTCCGCCCAGGTTGAGCACCGGAGCATCGCCCACCGTACCCTTCGCCCACTCGAGGCGCTTCTCGTACTCCGCGAGGGCCAGACCCGCCTCGGGGAATCCCTTCGCCGCGAGCCACCGGAAGCGGAGGCCGAGGACGACCAGCGTCGGGTCGAACAGGACGTAGTCCGTCGCGGCGATGACGTGGTCGGCCCCTACTCCAGCGGCGCTCAGGGTCCAGTTGCGGGAGACGTACTCCCCGGCGAGCGTGAGGCCGTCGGACGGCGCGATCGGGAAGGTCAGACGGTTGCCCTGGATCCGGTGTTCGATGCCGATCACCGCTGCCGCGTTCCACGCCTTCGCCGACTGCTCGCGCTGCGGCGTCACCGGGCCGACGAGCCGGAACGTGTTGGTGCGGTCCCAGAGCGAGCCGGAGACCATCTCCACGTAGTCCGCGGGCAGGGCGTAGGACGTCGCACTCGCGGCTGTCGTGAGGGTGAACTCGCGGTGGAGGTGCGTCTTCACCTCAGAGGCGAGGT